CTTCGGTGGCGACAGTACCAAACATGATAGAGGATAAAGATAACAAAGCATATATCACGCTCTATACACCATTAGATGTGCTTAACTGGAGAGAGACTAAGCGTTCAGGCAAGGTCGAGCTTGTTAGAGTTGTGCTGCGCGAGATTGACGAAGTCGCCATAGCTGAGAGTGAAGATACTGAGATGGGTACAACCGACATTAAGTATATGTACAGAGAATTACTTATTGAAGACGGCATATACAAAATCAAGATATACAGAGAAGACGAAGATGTAAAGACAATAATTCCTCTTGCTAACGGAGAACATTTCACAGAGATACCTGGATTATTCATAGGTACAACTTCTAATACAGCTAGGGTTGATAAGTCTCCGGTGATGGGGATTTCTAACTCGAATATTAAGCATTACCAGACATGGGCGGAACTCCTATACCTCCAAACATATGTAGGCCACCCGCAATTAGTACTCACAGGCTTAACACCAGGATGGAACAAGCAAGCTGAGAAGCAGCAGTTTAAAGTTAAAATGGACGCTGCCGAGATTTTGGCGCTTGAGGGGGACAGTTCAGCTGCGCAGATATTGGAGATAGACACCAAACAATTGATTCATTTTAAAACATTAGAGGTATTAGAGTCTTCGATGGCTGAGCAGGGTGCGCGTATCAAAGCCATAAGCCATAAAGCGGGTGTTGAGTCAGCTGAAGCACTTAAGATAAGAACATCAGCGTCGATGAGTAAGTTGGCGTCCATAGTACAAAATGCATCTGAAGGACTAACAGCAGCATTGAAATGGTTAGGCGAGTACATGGGCGAAGATCTCGAAACATATACTATTTCAATTAACAAAGAGTTTTATTCGCCTAATCCGGATGGCCCATTTTTAACATCGATTTCGAATGCGGAGGTAGCTGGCACAGCTCCAAGAGGCACAGCTCTCAATTACCTAAAACAAGTTGAGTTAGTGGACGATAACATACCTAACGAAACTTATTTAAAGGATATGGTGCTAGCCACTGAGCGTACACCGATGCCTAACAAACAACAAGGCGGTACTTCGCAGATTAATAAAGTACCAGGGTCGGCGGCGATACCGGCCAAGAACAAGAACAAAAATTAAAATAAACTAAGACAAGGAAAGAACATGTTACCAAAAATAATTGCTGATTTATCAGTTGTAGAAGAGAAATATAGAGCGTTGTACACTAAACAAGATGACGGTACATATAAGTTAGATGATAATGTAACCGAAGATGTCTCAGGACTCAAAAATACTAATGTCGCGCTTAAACAAGAGAAGCTCGAGCTGAAACAAAAACTCGAAGAACTAGAGAGGTTTAAGAGAGAAAAAGAAGAAGCTGAGCTACTTAACCAGAAGAAGTACGAAGAACTACTAAAAAGCAAAGAGGAAACATTTAAGACAGAGCTAGAACACGCGAAAGCACAAATTCAAAAATTACAAGACTCCATCAGACAAACTAAGAAAGCTGAGATTGTAAATAGAATAGCGAGAGAGTTAGCTGGAGAAAGAGCACCCATACTTGAACCACATATTCAGAGTATGGTAGAGGTAGATCTTAACGAAGAAGGCATACCTGAAGTTAAATTTATGAATCATTCAGGTGAGATGATTAATGAAGATGCTGTATTGGCAGAGTTCAGAGGAAACAAACTTTTCCAAGCTGTGATTAAGGGCAGAAATAGCACAGGTGGAGGAGCTGCCGGAGGAGCTGATACAGGTGGAGCTGACGATGGTTCGTATGATAAGTACTTTGACGAGAACAGCCCTCATTACTCACCTTCAAAACAGTACGAATTGCAGCAAAGTAATCCCACTTTACACGACGCTCTTTTCGCTAAATACCTCGCAGATAAATATTAATCATAACAATCTATAACCACCCATTATAAATCTCCTGGGTGGTCTAAGTAACTTTTCAGCAGAACTATATTATAATATATCAATAAGTGCAGGAGGACTTAGGCGGTGAAAGAGGACCTACACCGTTTAACATAAAAATCACAAAAGGAAATATTATGGTAGTATTGGCTGATTTGATCCAGAGAGATCAATATGACAGAGAAGTACTCAGACAATCACTAAGAAAATCGGTACTTTATAATTCAGGTCTAATAGTAAAAGATCCTAATCTTCGTAAGAAAATGATGGCGAATGTGGGCTCAACATTTGAGTTTGACTACTTCTATGACCTAGCAGATAACGAAGGTAGAATCTCTGATGATTCAAACACACTAGCAACAACTGACGGTATTAATACAGGAACAGATGTAGCTGTTGGAAACTATAGAAACCGTTCTTGGGGAGCAAGAAACATTACAGCTAACCTTTCACATACAGGTGATCCCATGCTGGCAATCGCAAGCAGAGTAGGAGCTTATTGGGCTAGACAGATGGACTACACAACATTGTCTATTGTTAAAGGTATCTTAGCAGATAACACAGCTAATGATGGTTCAGATATGGTTAACGACCAAACAGGTAACGCGGTTGATATCAATATGATTCTGGACACACAACAAACAGCTGGTGACGCACAAGATATGTTTGGTGTAATGATTTGTCACTCTGCGATTAGAACTAAGCTCAAAAAAGATGGTGTTACAGATAGAATCTACGACCCTGCTACAGGTAAGTTCCTATATGAAGCGTTAGGCGGATTGAGACTAGTGATTACAGACGCGGTTGATTCGCCTTCAGCAGGTAACTACACATCATACATCATAGGCGGCGGTATGATTGGTTATGGTGAGGGTAAACCTAAAATGGCTCATGAAGTAGAGAGAACAGCTGCTATTGGTAATGGTGCGGGTGAAGAGACATTGTGGGAGAGAAAGAATTTCTGTCTGCATCCTTATGGATTCAGTTTCCAAAAAGCGGCTATGGCATCGACATCTCCAACAAATGCGGAGTTCGAACAAGCGGCTAACTGGGATAGAACAGCTGACAGAAAAAGAATCCCGTTTGCGGCTTTAATCAGCAGCATATAAGGCGGTGTGATCGTGACAGCTTTAATAGTGCACCCTGACCCAGGATACAATACTTTTGTTGATGTGGCTGGAGCTGATATTATAGCTGACGACTACATCGATCACGCTATATGGGATATGATGACGCCTGAAGATAAGCAGCGTTGGCTGTTGTTTACAGGCAAACTAATTATGTCTTTGAAAGATATAGAGATACCAGATAGTACTGTAGCTTGTTTAGCGGATACTCAAATACAGATACTTATGCACATATTGCGTAATGATTTGTTTGCAGATAAACCAGAACAGCAAGTTAGGGTTGAGTATTTTAACAAGATGAGTATTGAGTATTTTAAAAATAATAACTTGGATGATATTGTTCTAAACGACATCCCAGCAGGAGCATGGGATTGTCTGGTTTCTTTGGGTGCGGCAAAACCGAAGTTTTTGGGTAATGTCGGAGTGTTCAGGAGAACACGATGAGAGCACCAGCTAAAGATCAATTCGGTAAGGTTATAAGACATTTGTTCGATAGATTTGGACAAGAAGGTTTGCTTCACAGTGTGCTCTCTTCTGACTATGACACATCAACGGGGGAAACAATAAGACAAGAGAACACAGCGGGTATTTTATATACAAACACAAATATTGCAACATTAGATGACATAAATATTAAAGAGAAATATATCCAGTTTGATGATGGACTGGCTAAGTTTCAGTCAAGCATAGTGTCGTTTATTTTTATTAATGAAACTATAGATGTGGATGAAACAAGTTACATTGTGACAGCTAGTTCACGGAAGATATGGTTTAAAAAGTTAACACCCTATATTGTTAACGATGTTATACTGGCTTATGTAGCTGAAGTGGACGAAGAACATGAGTAGTACAGCTTATACATATCGCCCAGGATCATCGATTAAATGGGATAATTTATCTGGTGTTATAGAAGATAATATCAAAGAGGTAATCAGAGAAGAGACTTTTAATTTGCGTGACGATATTAAAGCTGTGTGGCCGGTGAAGACAGGTAGATCTAAAATGAATTGGTATATAAGAGGAAACCGATATGGATGGTCTATTGTAAACCCTACGATAAACCCAAAAACGGGTTTCCATTATATTCCTTTTTTATGGTTTGGTGGCTCAAAGCAGCTACCATTAGGTGGTGATCCTATAGTAAGAGCTCGAGCAGCTATATTACTGAGTAGATTTAAAAGACTTAAATGGAACGCTAGACGAAGAAGATACGACCCTATAAAAACCAGAAGAGGAGATCTGAGAGTATGAAGCTAAAAGATGTACTAGTAACTATAGAAACAGAAATCCACGATAATTGGCAGGGTTTAGTTCACTACGATGATTCTATAGCTCAGCCTTCAGTAGACGAATGGATACATGTAAATGTAGCCCCTATAACAAGTGTGGATAAGTCTTATGATGGTTGTAGTTATGATTTATTCGGCGTTTATGTTGAGTGTTACGCAAAAACAAAAGTAAAAGCATATGATTTAGCAGATAGATTCATGGCTTTTTTAACAAACAGAGAAATAGGTGGTGTGTATTTAAGGGATTCACATCCAGTCAGTCAAGGTAATGTAAATCGTGAACGCTTTTATTCAAAGTTTGTGATTTACGCAAATAATTAATAAGGAGATGATATGGCAGTCAGTGGTATAGATACCCAACTGGTAAAAGTGACAGTGGATAATGTAATTGATGGCGCAGCAGAGGGTTCACCTTCGGAGGTATTATGTGTATTAGAGCTTGGTAACTATAAACAGTCAAGAGCTAAAAAAACATATGCGTGTATGAGTTCAAACGAATCAACTGTTGGCCTTGGATCTATTACAAGAGATCCTTTGACACTAGGTTTGCTTTATAATGAAGATAATACAGATGGTCAAAAGAAGCTAAAAGATGCGTTCAACAATAATACTGAAGTAGATGTTGTAATTGAGTTTAACAACACACCAAGTGGTGGTGCGCACGGCACACAAATCAAAGCCAGAGTGGGTGTAGCTGAGTGGGATATGGCAATGCCCAAAGACTCTAAAATTGAGCTCACATTTTCTCTTGAGTTTAAAGGTGCTGCAGAGGTTGTGGAAGCGGCTTAAAACAGAGACAGACACGTGTGTCTGTTTCAGTGACACCTATTACCTTGTCATAGGTGTCACTGAAGCAGATTTTGCTTGAAATTAGACAAGGATGTTTATATGAACATATTTACACAGATATTTGGAAATGAACCGGTAGAACACCATATAGAGGCGCTAGGACAAACTGTTAAGTTGAGAAAACTTACATTAAAAGAACAGTGGGAGTTTCAACAACGAATGATTAAAAGCGTTCATGGTAAAGATATAGAAATTAATTACGAAGAAGCGACTAAAATTAAATACGAAAAAATTGCGAAAGCTTTAGTCGAACCTTCAATGTCGGCGGAAGAGTTAATGTCTTTACCTGCTGATGCCGAACCTGCTATAAATGAAATTTACGCGTTAATAGACCCTAAAGGTGCTGCGGCTGTTGAAGAAGCTATGAAAGAAGAAATAGAAGAGGGAAAGTCCCTTCAATAGATTTCTTTAAGTTTCGGTTAGCTCGTATTTTAGGTTGTACGGTTGAAACATTACAAAACAGTATGACAGCTGAAGAATACGAGCAATGGAAAGTGTATCTTAGTTATGAACCGCCGAACACAAATGAAATACAGTTAGCTGTCTTGATAGCGGCTGTTACTTCTTTTATGGGTGGTAAGAAAAAGGCTAGTGATTTTATAATAAGTAGTGTACCTAAAGCTAAATCCACTGTTACGGGTGAAGAACTAAACAATTTAATAAAAGGAATGTTTTAATGGCAATTACGATACAAGATCAAGTCATTGTAGATATGAGAGCTGATATCCGTAAATTGAAAAGAGATTTAGCGGAAGCAGAGGCGGCTACCAAAGCTGCCAATGCCGGTATGCGCGCACAATGGCGAGCAACAGCGGCATCGATAAGATTGACTACTTCTGAGTTAGTTCGTTTAGGTGTGACGATGTCTGTAACACTAGGAGCACCTGCACTGCACAACATTACCAAACAGGCAGATGAATGGAGTTTATTAGCGAGTAGAATTAAGTTAGTATCTGATTCTTATGACGAAGCGGCTAAGAAGAGAGAGGTATTATTTGACATAGCGCAGGAAACAAGAACCGATATAGTTAGCTTAACTAACCTATATACTAGAATAGCCCGAAATACAAGACAGCTCAATATTGAAGATGAGAAGCGTTTAAAGTTAACGCGTTTAATTGCGAAAGCTCTTATTATATCAGGGGCAGAAACCAGATCAGCTGAAGCGGCATTGGTACAATTTACCCAAGGTTTAGCAGCTAATGCATTGAGAGGACAGGAGTTAAACTCTGTAATGGAGCAGACACCAAGAATCACACAAGCATTAGCTGATGGTATGGCAGCGGCTGTTAAGAAGAATAAAGAGCTGGCCGGCGTTGTGGCCAGTTCAATGGGTGTTACTATAGGTGAGTTAAGAAAATTAGCAGAAGAAGGAAAGATAACAACCAAAGTTGTCTTTGACGCTATATTAAGTCAAGAAAAGAAAATTAACGAAGAGTTTGGACAGATAGTAAAAACAGTAGGCCAGGCAGGTGTACAGTTAAGTAATGCATGGAAACGCTTTATAGGAAACCTAGATCAGTCGATAGGTATGACACAATACCTAGTAAGACAAATAAATCTTTTGCGTGACTCATTAAGAGATGAAGATAAGGAATTAAAAGGCTACCAAAATCACTACATAGGTACGATAACATCTATTATAGCGTACATAGATAAATCTATCGATGTGCTGTTGTATTTAGGCGTAATGTCTTACAGAGGTTATACAGTCGCGCTAGATTCTGCAGCTTTAATAGGTAATGTGTACGCGAATAAGTTATTAACATGGGCTGAGAAATTATCGGCGTTTTTTAGGGAGATCAAACTTAAGGCCAAATTAACCGGTATGGAAATAGCAAACTCTCTCAGTTTTAAAATAGGTGATGTAGAAGTAATTGGACCAGCTTTCTCTGATAAAGATATTTTAGAAGTTAAAAAAGAAATAGCTAAAGCAGAAAACACAACTATTACGCGTGAAAGAGAAAGATTAGAATTAATATCGGAGCAGACAAATGCGCTGAGAGACCAATATAACGAATTAGCGTCAATGATAGATAGACTGGAAAAGACGGCGGATATAACTGTTGATGACAGGATTAAAGCAATTCAAAAAGCTGCGGAGAAGTATCGAAAAGCTTTAGAGTTTGTACGGAAAGAAAGTGTGTACCAGCCGAGAGAACCAAAGAATGACCCAGAAAGCAACTTAAACAAAAAAATTGTGAATGGTTTATTAAGACGATATGATACAGAAAAGCTAGTTAACGACGCAATAGCAGATAGGATAAAATTAGCCGCAGAGCTCAAAGTGTACGAGGAGAAAATTAAAGAATACCCTAAAGTCGAGATTTTGGCCCAGGCCGATGTCGACGCTACTATGAAGCGTTTGGAGAACATACGCAAAGAAATAAAGCAAGTAAAAAGCATAAAACCTCAAAATTCCGCAACTGCAACCAGATTATCGCAGTTGCAGACGGAAGAGCTTAGAATGCGTGTAAAGCTATATAAAATTGAAGAAAACGCACAGCGTAAACAAATTAAACTTCTTCAGCAAGCCGCCGATTATACAAAACAGATAAGTGACGCCCAAATAGAGCGACAACGAATATCTTTCGAAATAGAAAACATAGATTCAATAGACACATTTGAAGGTAAGATATTAAGTTTGGTAGATGAAGTTGAGCGCTTAAAAGTCGAGTTAAACAGTATTGAGTTTAAACGGTCGGCTTACGAAGCTATAGAAATCAAGAAAGCTGCTGATCTGGTTAAGTTAGAAGAGCTTAAAACCGACGAAGCTAGAAAACGGTTAGAGTTGGTTAAGAAACAACATGAGCTTGAAAAAACACTCAAACAACCTTTAGTAGATGCAGCAAAAACATGGGCTGAAGCGTTTTCTAGAACTGGAGAGTTTTCAGAAGCTATAAAAGCGGTGTTAGATAATTTTTTAGCCGATCTCCGTCAAGGTTCTTACGGTAATTCCGGCCAAGCTGTCGGTTGGTATTTTGCTATACTTCAAGGTCTTGGTGCATACTCGAGAAATCGTGCGGATGAGCGAGAACAAAAACTAAAAGGTGAAGTTGAGTTTGATTCTAAAGATTTTCTGGATATGGCGCGTGCTTATGAAACAGCTACTTATCCGTTGTTAGGGGCTGTAAGGGAGACAAACAAACATTTACAGAATTTAGAGTCCATTTTTGCGTCAACAGCTAAAACAGTTTCGAATACACAACTTACAGACGAACAGGGAAGGGTTTGGCTTAGCTCATTAACCAGTGATGGTAGTGATAACTATAATTGGAGCGATACAAGCGGATTTTTAGGGTCCGACCATTCTAGCAGGACTTTGATAGATTCAGGTATTTTATTAGAGACACAAAGACTGGGCGACCTCATAAACGCCAATACAACAGCTATAAAAGGTTATGTCACAGCTAGATTTGAATCATCTGGTTTTTGGGGCTGGTTATCCAGCTCATCGACAGGAAGGGAAACTTTTGAACTGCCTCAAGAAGTGCAAGAAGAATTTGCAGCTGCTTTCAATGAAGGTTTCCAAACTATTCTAACAGCCGCTGTAGCATTAGGGTACGATGAAGACGACATTCGCCGCGAATTAGAAGACCAGCAAATATCTATAGATTTTACTAGTCTTTACGATTTAGATGTTGAGGAAGCCAACGCTAGAATAGATGAGATATTTAGTACGATATTTAACGGAATCGTAGCCGATATAAATGATTTTCAGTATTTAGTAAACCAGTTCAGAGAAGGCACAGAAGATGATTTATCAGCGTTAGTTCGTCTTAGTTTAGAATATCAGCAGGCTGGCCAAGCACTACAATTGGCTGGGTTTGATTTCTCTGAAGCTTTGCGCATGGTGAGTATCGGCGATATAAAAGCGCCGACAGAAGAAGAAGCATTAGCGCAGTTCTATGAAAGATTTCCTGGATATACAGGCCAGGTACAAGCTACAGCTTATTATGAAAGTCCGCAAGCTCAAGTACTGGAGTTGGTAGATTTAGCTGGCGGTTTAGATAACTTTGATAGTATGTTAACATCTTACATCAATAGTTTTTTAACAGAAGAACAACGAATACAGTACGAAACTGAAAACCTCACAAATGTGTTGGCTGACTTTGGATTGACTTTACCAGATACGATTGAAGGGTATCAAGAGTTAATGAATGCTCAAGATAGAACAACTGAAGCGGGTAGAGAAGCTTGGTTAGTTCTTCTTCAAATGGCACCGACATTTGCAGATATAGCAAACGCCGCTGAAGAGGCCGACGACGCATTAGAACAGACAAGTGATTATGTAGAAAGATTAACACGGGCTATAACAGCGGATTACAGCCCATATACATCTGATCAACAAGCAGCTTTTCTAGATCGTTTCGCGCAACTTCAAGACACATCGACTGAGGAAGGCGCAAAAAATTACTTAGATAGTTTAGAAGCGGCTTTAAGAGCTAGCTATGAAATGTCGCCGACTTTAGAAGATTATATAGGAAGATATAATACATATATAGATGAGATACAGAGAGTCGAGAAAGAAAAAAATATAGACGATTTATGGGAAAAGGCCGATGAAATTTTACAAGAATTAAGAAATCAAACTAGTGTACAAGAAAGAGCTAGTTATCAGGCAGCGTTATAAGGAGCAAAGACATGACGATAAGCATACCAGTAAACACAAAATTATTATCTTATACAGAGGCGCCCACCAACATGTTGCAAACCTATGGGTGGGATATTGATTATAAGAAATATGATAAAGTAGCCGATTGGGAAGGTATTTATAGAGCTAAACAAGATTTGCGTACAAATAGTTGTGCGGTGCCACGAGATCTACTGGCTAATTCTAGTAACGATATTAATGAATATTTCGTGAAATTTGTACGATGTGAAACAGACAGAACTTATTATCACGCCCATACAGACGCTTATTGGCATCTTGGGCTAGGCGCGGGCGCTAACGCACCTATCAGGTTAATGACATGGGGGTTTGGTTTTATGTTATGGGATTATGCGTTCCCTCGTAGTTTAAATGGTATTTTCTATCCGGATGAAACAGGCGAAATCCAATTCCCTCCTGCGGGGACGTCTGAGTATATTAAGTTTGAGATGGATGGGTCTGATGTAAAAATTACTAAATACTCAGGCGGAACATCTATGCAGAATCCGGGTAATGTTGATTCCACCACAACTATGACAACTACAGCTTTTGCCGCAGCTTACCCTAATTTAGTTTTCTTTGACGATATGGGTAACTATAAAGCAACTATAAACGCCGAATGGAAAGACACAACGGACGACATTTTAGCTGTTATTTCCGAAGTACAGTTCGGCGGCAGTTTACACATAAAAGACGACACCAGATGGTATCAATTACCTACTTATGAACCGGAACTAACATTAGATATAAAAAACTACACAGGTTTGTCTGCAAAAGATAATTGTTCTATTATAGTTCAGGGTTTAGCTGCATTTGATACTCTTGCTTTGGGTAACATAGTGGCGGAGCAGATAAATGTCAGTTTTTTTCATCCCGATGGTACAGAGTTATATTCGCTGCAGAACTATCAAATAGACAACCGTAGAGATGTAAGAGGCGTGGCAGGTGCTAAAGGATCCACGGTTATTTTGTATGCAGCCCATGAAAATAGCGCTGTAGATACTCAAATAATACCAGAAGGAGGGTCGGTTAAAATAGACTTTTTTGGCGACTCCATATTTGTAGGTAAAATACAATTAGGCTTAGCTGTAGTGGTGGGTATTACTGATTTTCAGTTCACGACAGAATTTGTTGATTTTTCTCCCGTGGAGATTATCTTCAATGTGGTTCATTATAAAGAAGGGTTGAAAGTTAAAGATTATAAAGGAACATTTCGTTTTTGGACGCAGCAATTTGATATCCATGATAGGTTATTTGTGTCCTTGGGCGGACAGCAAATAATAATAAACGGTTCTGATACTTTAGATAATTGCGCGCCTGATAGTTCGGATAGATTCGCTTCGACTATGTTGCTGGGCCGTATTAAACAATTACCGTTAAAAACCATCAAAGAAGATGATAGGTTGGGTGTCCTAGCCCAGGCAGATTTTACTATAAGGGAGATTGTATGAGTTGTGTTCTTTACGGCATCGAAAACATACCGAAGATACCCCCTAGCCTTAACGATGAATGTTTTTTGGTACTTCCGTTAAAAACGAAAAATACCGTGTTTAAAGGTTTAGGTGTTAAAGCTTTTACAACTCCATTAAATTTCGAAGTAAGTATATTATTGCGAAACGATGGTATGATGCATGAATGGCGTCGGTTTTACGAGAAGATAAATTTTGGTGGTGATGCGTTTTTTCTGAAAATTAACTATTTAGGTAAATTGCGTTATTTGTTGGTTAAATTAACAAAACTGTCACCTGACTTCAAGCGTACAGTTGACGGGTGGCAAGGAACGCTAAACTTGCAAGAAGTAAACCCGCCTAATGGAGCGGTTTATGACGATAACGGTGATTGGGTTACGGATGATAATGGCGATGTGTTGGAGCTAGAAAATTGTGTTTGGGGGCCTTACTCCACAGGTGTGCAAAGTGGTACAGATGAAGAAACTTACGACACATATTCGTGTTTAAATTCGTATAAAGCGGCCGGTAGCAATCCTGAGGAATGCGACATACCCCAGACATCTGTGGTGGATGTTTTTGGCGATGGTAGTTGTTTAGCTTTATATAGGTTTGACGGGAACACTGAAGACGCAGGAGGAAATTATAATGCAAATTCCGCGGACAATACATACAATATAGGTTATATAAAGGAATCTGCGAAATTCAAAGGAAATAACAATGGTATTGTTATATCTACACTGCCTATAGACTATAATAACTTCACTATCTCTTTTTGGTTTACCCCTGATAAAAGCCAAACCAGCTTTGTGTATGAGTCTGAGGATGGTCAGGATACTAATGTAATAATAGAGTACGATGAGACAAACCACAGCATAAGAGTAAAAGGCGTATCTTTAAACACTGACGCTTATTCTGGGAACGGTACACTTACATCTGTTGACGCCACAAAAGGTATTTTTACACCTCCGTGGCAGTTCATAAGTATTGTGTTTAAGACCGACCACACTGTACTAATATATATTGACGGTCAATTGACTACGGAGGATGTAGGGCATATAAATCCTCAGGCGGATACATCGATTATACTAGGGAGAAATGGATTTGCTGGCCGTTTAGACCAACTACGATTTTTTAGCAGGGCATTAGCTGGTTATGAGATACAGAAATTATACGGAGAAAAAGCATGAGTTACATTAAGTATCCTTACGATAAACTAGGCGAGTGTAGTTTGTTAAACGACACGCAATTAACTTCACCTGTATATAACGGCTTAGGTACTAAAATGCGTAGAGGTAAAACAGTATGGACACTGACAATGTTTTTTGACTCCGATGAGAGACAACAACATTGGGTAGATTTTGTTAAAAAAGATTTACGAAATGGTGTACTACCATTCTTGGTGAAAATACCTAATTACGACAGGCCTCTTTATCACTTAGTCCAGTTAAGTAGTTCCGCTGTACATACCACTAAAACAGAAGAAGGCTGGAGTCAGTCTGTGAAAGTTCTGTTGTTTTATGGTGACGGCGTGGTTTTTGATGAAAATGGCGAACCTGTAACCGATGTGAACGGTGATGTAATAACAGCAAGCGAAATCTGTGAAAACATCACAGTTAAATATTATGGGGAGGCTGTGGCGTCAACGAATACAGAAGGATCGGTAGCTCCTATGCAGGGTGTACTACTACCTGGCGGTAACGTAGGAGGCTACTCTTTATGTTTCGATCCTGAAAACCCGTTACAGAACAAACATTTGGTTCAGGTATACGAACCTGCAGAGTCAAAACACATGTTGGCGTGGTATAGGTTCGAGAACAATTTATGGAACCATATGGACCCGCCTTCTTCTTGCTCACGCGAACAATATACAGGTGTAGATACATCAGAGGTATCGTATGGGCCGGCAAGATTTAAAACTGGTTTACATCAAGAGACTAATCCATTAAATGGATTAGTTGTTACAGATTTTCCGTTTGTGTACACAAACAGCGCTATATCTTTTTGGGTTAAAGATATAACCGACGCTAATGAAAATCAAGGCAATAAAGGTGTGATATTTAAAGCATTTGGGGAACAAGATGTAAATGCAAAAGTGATGATATCTAACAACACCACCGATGAATTAACTGTTTCGGGTACTTATTTCACCACTGACGCCAAAGCTGATATCGGCATAGATGTTTTAAGCAAACCTCTATGGAGTAACATAATTGTGTCGTTTGTGCCCGAGGGTACAGCGAGGAAGTGTCGTATCTATGTTGATGGACAAGATGTTACAACACAGGAAGGGATTATGGTCAGTACACTAAATAATGCGGATAAATTTCAGTTTGCATTACGCGAGGCAGGTGAGACAGTTCCTTTATATGTTGACGACTTAAGATTTTTCAGCTACGCTATAAAAACAGAGGTAGTAGCTCAAAAGATCCATAACACAGGACTGAAAAGTACTGAATGGTTTCGCGACGGATCCGCTTTACTTTTATATAGGTTAAATGGCAATCGCGAAGACTGCGGAAAGAGGTATTTAGGCGAGGGCTCATCTAATACACAATATGCTGATGATAGTTTTTTCCTTTACGATAGTATTGTGGACATGCATCCTAAAAGCATGATTAACGATAAAGTAGAGATGAATATATTACCAGTGGACTGGACTAATTGCAGTATAAGTTTTTGGGTGTATATGGACAGCGATACAGATCAAACATGTACAGTACTAAACGGTAATAGCGGAGAACAGCCGCGGTTACAAGCAGATGTGTATATCGACGGTCCTAACGGAAGCTATATTTCTGTACACGGATCAGAACTAGATACATGGGCCACAAGCAACACAGGTATAATTAATTCTAAAAAGTGGGAACATATAACTATAAACATACGCAATAGAGTTATACGGATGTATGTAAACGGTGAAGATGTTACTGATACACCAGGGTTAACAAACGCAACTGTATCTAGACAACATTTTTCAGTTGAAATAATGGATTGGAGCTCTTCCGTTTCTTCGAAACTGGAGCACATTAGGGTATTTAGACGCGGTTTAGCGCCGCTGGAAATAGAAAGCTTATATACAGAGCGGAAAAAATTAAATCACTGGTAAAGGAGAATATATGCCTCACATAAACACAGTTTTATCTAATGAAAGTAGTATAGGCGATTTAAAAGATGTGGATACATTTTCAAATCCGCCCAGTACAGGGGCTACTTTAAAATGGAATGGTTCACAGTGGGTACCAGCAACTTACGCAGGCGTAGAAAAATTAGATGATTTATCTGATGTTGATACATCTACAAACACACCTGCCAACGGACAAGTACTTTTATGGAATGGGTCACATTGGGTGCCAGGCACAGCCGCTAACTCGATAGATGACTTATCTGATGTTGACACATCCACAAACCCGCCGGCAGACGGCCAAGCTTTAGTTTGGGTAGCTGCCGCTAATTTATGGAAGCCGGCTGTGACAACAGCCACAGGTTTAAAAGAAATAACCGAAGGTGGAAACACTGGTTGGCGTATGTATAACGCAGATCCAGCTAACTATGGTGATATAGGTGAAAAAGCTGTAGATGCGTCTTACTCTGATAGTAGCTCTTCTACGCGCGGGGCTACAGGAGATAAAAGCTTTGCTTGTGGTGCTGACGCCGTGGCCAGTGGTATGGGTTCGTTTGCAGCGGGTTTAAATTGTAGTGCTTCTAGTTATGGTAGTGTATCCGTAGGCGGTAGTAACTCATCTACCAGCTATTATACTTTTTGTTCCGGTGTGGCTAGTACTGCGAGCGGCATGATGTCAACAGCTATGGGGTACATGTGTACGGCGTCCCAAGAAGCTTCCGTAGCTGTAGGCAAACAAACATCAGCAACAGGTAAATACGCTTTCGTCGCTGGTTATAATGCTAAAAGTTCAGGTGAGGGAGCAATATCTTTGGGTTTGGGTACAGAAGCTAACGCAGACGCCCAAACTGTAATTGGAAGATACAACAACACTAATGGGAATGCAATTTTTATTATAGGTATAGGGGCGGATAACAACAACAAAGAAAACGCATTAGAAGTTGACGCAAATAACAAAACTGTTAAGTCTTTCGCGGCTGTAAATGCTATTGACCTTGATGATATGCATCTGGTTAGTAAAGGTTATTTGTTGAGCGCTAATTTCGGTAACGCTTTACCTACAGCAGATCCAGGTGTACCGGGGCGGTTGTGGAACGACGCCGGTACAGTTAAAGTAAGTCAATAAGGAAAATAAATGCAAGTAGTTCAAGGAAATTATTTACAAAACAAAATAGTCGGTGTCCCTGGCAACAACGTAGGGCCCACAGAAGAGAGGTTTATAGAAGGTAATCTATGGACAAACCCTACTAACGGAGAGCTAACGATACCCTCACCGCCGACAGAATCAAATCTGTTAGCGGCGGGTTTTGAACAGGTTGAAGGTGGTAACACTACCCAACCAGTGGCGCCAGAAGACATAACATACGCAGCTTTAAAAACTAAAGTGGGCAATAGTCAACTAGAGCCTGGTAAGTGGTATAGGATAACAGACTACGCTAATACAAACAAGACATATTTTGGTTTATCTTATACAGGAAGTGTAGAACCGTTAATGGTACAAGCTTTTACAGATTCTGTGTTGCTTAATGAAGCATACGCAGAAAACTTCCCACAGGACATTGTACGCTATGATATAAACGATAATGCTATAACAGATGAAGGAGACGCAGAATGGGAAGATAGTACATCAACAGGCGGCGATTTTACCGTTTCCAATTTTACAACAACATCGATAGATATAGATAAGCATTTGATCATAGACGATAATTTTTATCTTTATGCTGAAGATGATGATAACGACCATGAATGGACATCCGCTGATGTAGGAAATACTTTAGATATATCTTACCCATCAGCAAATGTAACTAGAATAACACAGACAACCCAATATGTCAATTTTAACCACCCTGATTATAATTATGGTGAGTTAAGTAGTTCATATAAAATAGCTGAGAAGACAGGTACAGTTTATTATAGAGAAGATCCTGTGCTGCGTATAAAAACTTTATTCGATTTTAGGGGCACTGCCCACGCACAAAAAAGAATAGATGTGACTAACATACCTGATTATGCTAGCGGTACAACATACGCCAAAAACACCCTAGTTAAAGTAAACGATAACATATATAAGAGTATGGTTGAGACCGATCAATCTTATACAACTAACGATTGGGTACTGTTCGCTGTAGATGTACCTATTAGTTATTTATATGTTCATAATAGAATAGCTGGTACCCAAGTGGAGCTTGACGATAATTATAAAATGGTACCTACCTTTAGTTTATGGGATGGTTCGGAATATCAGATAAGTTATAACAAAACATCTGATATAGTATTAGAGTCGCCTAATATAACTTTTGGAAAAACTAAAGATTATCAGAAGCACACACAAGTTTATGTTCCAGCTGGAGCTACAGGGGTGGCATTTTCGGGTAAAGTGCAAAATGTTAAGTTGGGTAGATATTCGAGTTACATCTATGTCAACGGAAATGCTTTAATGGAAGATGTAACTATCGATTATAACATTAGCGCAATTACGGTGACAAATTCTTTTGCTCGTTGTATTGTTAATGAATTAACTAACTCAGTTATTCAGCAGGTATCGTTCTCAAATTTCGGATATGTTAGATCTTCTAATTTCAAACGATTCCAGTACGGTAAAATAGGTTTCAGTTGTTGGGATTTACATTTCGGTAGCGTAAATAATACAACATTGGGGGATAACTGCTCTGATATGTTTTTGGCCTATAGCTCATTCAATGTCATAGGTAACTCTGCGTATAACATACAAGCAAGGGTAAATGGTTTTTCTAACAACAACATAGGTGACTTGTGGAAAGGCTTTAAAATTATGTACTTCTTCAATTATAACCGAATAGGTAATTATGTAGGAAGTGCTGCCGTTATAGAAACTAAACAATCTTGGCAGAATAATATCATAGGTAACAGTTGTTTCACAGGAACAGCAAATAATTCATTCGGCCGTTATGTACTCAATAATTACATTGGAAATAAAGTAAACCAGTTAAAGATCGAAGGATCAATGAACAGTAATGTTATCCAAAATAGTGTAACTCGTATATTTTGCCACGATTTATATAACAGTATTATCGGTTCAGGAAGCTATAGATTAACTTTTGCGGCTAATATTCAAAACTGTACATTTGAGCCCGGTACAAGAAATATAACATCTACAGCTAATGCACCTTTTCAATATAACGCTGTTGCCGATGGGTATATGACACTGGATGGTTCTTGCCTCATCCCATATAACACCGCTAGAACAAAAATGTATAGAAGTAATGGACAGCCTAGATTAGAGTACAGAGACGATAAAGATAGATTTATTATGTTGAATCCTGCAACATGTACTGAGATTATACCTGATGTTAAGTATAGCGCGTTTAACGAGCCGTTATACACATTCAGCGTTGAAAATGGTTTGTCCGTCACTGGAGCATCCAACAATAAATGTCCTGGTGTTTTGGGATTTAGTCAGCCTAACGGCGTAGCGTGTAGTGGCTTAAAGACATATGATGAAGCCGTACAGTGGTGTGCCGATCAAGGTGGTAGATTACCTACCATAGTAGAATTAGAGCAAAATAGTACTCAAGGTACTGGCTGTGGTTATGATAATGAACTATGTTGGTCACAATCACCGTCACCTACCACAGACCACTATTGGGTGTGTAAAGGTAACGCCGGGGCTGATTTACAAGAAAAAGAAAAAACAGATACTGCGTATGTGCGCGTAGTGTATGATAAGTTCAGAAGAAATTAAGGAGTAGAAAATGGCTGTGCATATAAATTTGGAAGAGTTAAGAGAAAAAGGAAATTTGTTTGTCTCTTATGTAGATGAAGATGGCGATACAATAGAAGAGTTTTATTCGGTTGTGCGTATAAAGAAACCGTTGAAGCATCTACAAAAAGAAAAAGAAGAGCTGGAATATAAACTAAAAACAATCAATAAATCGTTAGAGGCTGCTAAATCTGTCAAAGCAAAACTTAAAAAAGGACTGAAAGATGTCACCAGATGAGTTGGCTTCTAGAGTTAAATCGCTCGAAGCAAGAATAAAAGAACTAGAACATTCTTGCTGCGGTGTAGAAGCCATTAAAGAGCGTGTAGAGAATAATTTACTTTTAAAAAAATTAATCGAGGAAGTGACTAAGTTGGAGGCGAAAATAAACACATTATACAAAGTATGGTTTATGGTAATAGGTGGCTCTATAGTTATATCAATCTTGGTACAGCTACTAGGGGTGCCGCATAAATTAATTAACCTGTTAGGAGGATAAGAATGAGCAAGAAACATTTTGGTTTTTATTTAGGAAAACACTCGCGCCGAGAGCTGGTAGGGGTACATCCTTACTTAGCTTTTATGGTTGAAGAGGCTATAAGACTCACAGACATAGATTTTATGGTGTTTGATGGTCTCAGAACTAAAAAAGAGCAAGAAAAGTTCAGACGCTTAGGTGTATCATATACCGATAACTCATATCACTTATATGGTTTAGCTGTTGATCTGATCCCTTATGTAGAAGATAAACTAACATGGGACCCTAGATACTTCCCAGATATTGCGCGAGCATGCAAAGAAGTTATAAAGAAACATGATCTGCCTATTCAATGGGGTTACGATATGTGGAAATGGGATATGGGGCACTGGCAGATAAGCCACTTAAACGGTAAAGATGCAAGAAGTGTGTATGATGCGAGGAAGTGGTTAAATGTATAACGCCCTTAAAAAATTATCTAAAAAGACCATCAGAGATTGGTGCACTAGATGGCCTGAAGGTATGTACAACATAGATACAGGTAAATGGGAGACATGGGGTTATTGCTGCCGCGAGCATGACAGAGATTATGAGAAGAAAATAGGACGCTTAAAAGCTGATAATAAGTTGTTTAAGTGTGTAAAAATGTCTGGTCACCCATTTATAGCAGGCTTAATGTGGGTAGGTGTAAGGATATTTGGCTGGTTGCATTATTAAATTTATGTTTGCCTAAAATAAGCATTCATACTTTGAGTATATGCGCATATTCCGCTATAAGGCATAGTATAACATACCCCAATATAGCGGAATTTATTATATTAAATTTAAAATTAAATGAAAGGATCTGTAATGATTAAAAGTATAGAACGATTTGCTAGAGAAAGAGATATAGATAAGTTATCACCTAATGATGATGCCTTCGCCGCTAATATAATAGAAGAGGTGTTAGAACATAGAGGGTATGTAATAACTCCAGAAATGCGTACAACACTAAAAGATAAGTTTAATTCTTTCGTTGTTAGTTTGGAGGAGGAGAACATAATCACTTTCAGTACAGCAAAAGGCATAGAAGGTAAAGTTGATGCTATGGCTGATATAGTTGTGTTTTCTATAACAGAGATGATGAAGTTCGATTATAAACCAACATGTGTGTTGAGAGAGGTATCTAAAGAAATCAATAGTCGTAAAGGTAAGATAGTTGATGGTAAATTTGAAAAGTTTAAACCTGGTCAAGATGGTTATGTAGAACCATATAAAGCTGATTATAGAAGATGTGAGGCGTAGTGTGGCTAAATATGTGACAAGGGCAGATATAGAACACATACCTGCGGAATTTGGTTTTAATGGTTTTGGTGAGGTAGTTTACTATAGAACATATAGCAGACTCAAACCAGATGGTACACAAGAAGATTGGCATGATACTGTAGTTAGAGTAATTAACGGTTTATTCGATATTAGAATTAAACATTATAAAGATAACGGTTTGCCTATACCTGAACACTGGCCTAGCTTAGCTAAAGAGATGGCTGTGTCGTTAACTAAAATGGAGTGGATGCCGCCTGGTAGAGGATTATGGGCGATGGGCAGTCCTTTTGTATATACTCACGGCTCAGCAGCTCTTAATAATTGTGGAGCAGTTGATACTTTTGACCTTGTTGTATCAGCTGGGTGGGCTATGGACATGTTGATGTGTGGGGTCGGTGTAGGATATAACTTAAACTGGCCTGGCGATGTCGTTGAACCTCAAGGTCTAACACAGGTATATAAAATCTCAGATGACAGGGAAGGCTGGGTTAAGTCTGTAGAGTTACTTTTAAACTCGTACATTAAAGGCACTAACCCATATGAGTTCGATTATAGTTTAATCCGTAAAGAAGGTGAGCCTATAAGAGGGTTTGGTGGAGTAGCGTCGGGGTCAGCACCGTTGAAACAATTGCATGAGCGTATAAGAGAATATATGAGGCTAAGATTGATAGGAGAACATTCACCAGGTAGAACTGTCTCAGATTTATTTAACGCTATAGGTGCTTGTGTGGTGGCGGGCAATGTTAGAAGAAGTGCTTTAATTAACTTAGGCAGTCCAGACGATGAAGAGTTTTTAGATTTAAAAGATTACGAGAAGAATCCTGATAGAATGGACATAGGCTGGATGTCTAATAACACAGCTGTGTTCGAGACAAGAGATGATTTTAATAAGCTGCCACAGATTGCTAAGCGTGTGGTTAATAACGGTGAGCCAGGCATATTAAACTTGGTAAACATTAAAAAATACGGTCGTTACGGAGAAAGAAAGGCTGATATAGCTCACTTGGCTAATCCTTGTGGCGAAATACCTTTAGAAAGTTTTGAGTTGTGTAATTTGGTGGAGGTGTTCCCGACCAGATGTGTAGATGAAAAAACTTTTCAGCAAGCTTTAATCTATGCTACATTTTATGCTTCGACAGTGTCACTACTAAAAACACATAGACCAGAGACCAATCAAGTTGTAGCTAAAAACAGAAGAATAGGTGTGTCGCTGAGCGGGGTGACTGATTGGATAGATAAGCTAGGCGCCACAAAAATAACCAAGTATCTCAGAGACGGATACAACATTGTTAAATCTGTAAATGCTGGGTTAAATTCTGAAGCAGGTGTACCTACAGCGATAAGAGTAACTACTATTAAGCCAAGCGGTACAATCAGCCAGTTAGCTGGTGTTAGTTCGGGTATGCATTTTCCTACTTTTAACTATGCGATTAGAAGAGTTAGAGTAGGTAATACAACGCCGATATGTCAAGTGTTAAAAGACAACAATATCCCTAATGAGCCAGACCAGTTTAGTGAGGGTACTACAGTGTTCTCATTTCCTATTAACCAAGGAAGCACAAGACCGGCGACATCTGTATCTGCCTGGGAGCAATTCGCTTTACTAGCAATGTTGCAAAGAGAGTGGAGTGACAACATGGTCAGTTGCACAGTGTACTTTGATAAGGAAAAAGAAGGACATCAGATAGAACATATGCTAGCTCAGTTTATGCCTGTTATAAAATCAGTGTCAATGTTACCACACACAGACACAGGCGCATATCCGCAAATCCCTTACGAAGGCATTAGTAAAGAGAAATATGAACAGTTACTAAGTGAACTACCTAAAATAGATTGGTCGCAGTTCATAGGCGATAGTGTAGCAGATAAATTCTGTAACTCAGATACATGCGAGGTGTAAAATGACAGTACAACTATTAAGCTATACTCCTTTGGAGGTAGCGATAACAGCTACGAGGACATGCTGGAATAGTTTTGATAAAAGCGATAACGGTGGTGAGAGCGACAAAGCTCTAGTAGATAAAGTAGCTAATAAATATAAGCACTCATCAGTAATAGAGCATTTAGTGTATTCGTTTAGGATACAAGGTATATCACGAGCTTGTCTGCAAGAGCTAGCCAGACATAGAATAGCTTCGTTGAGTGTTAAGAGCACGAGATATACACTTAAAGAGGTAAAACATTCGGACAACCTAGGTTTCTTCTTGGTCAAGACAGGTGACTACGACATCGACAAAGCTAGCTTAGAAGCTTTAAGGAATGTGCGTACAATGTTGCTAAAAGGTAAGTCTAACGATAAAGTTAAATATTGTTTGCCTGAAAGTTTTAAAACAGAATTGACATGGACGATAAACGCTCGTAGTTTACAAAACTTTCTGAGATTGCGGAGCTCTAAAGAAGCATTGTGGGAGATAAGACGATTAGCAGAAACTGTTAAAAAGTCTCTGCCGGCAAGTCACGCTTATCTGTTTTAGATAAGCTGTGCAGTTAAAATTTATCTTAAGTTATGCTCTTCAGCCAATTGCTGAAGAGCTTCCAATAAAACATCTGCGTCGTTAAAATCTCTTTCGAGAAATTCTTTGAACGAACTATTGACTTCTTTGTCAGTACCTACAACTACGCCAGGAAGTATGGCATGAATAGCCGCGTCGATGTCGCCACAGCCAGCAAAGCCTATTGCTATTCCTAAGTTAAGTATTTCTGTGTTTGTCATTTATCTTTCCTTTATTTTTATTGTATTATATTATAGCATATTTAGAATAAAAGACGGCTTAAAATTCGGCTTATTTCAAAATTTATCTTTATAACGGCGTGCCCATTTATATATTAAATAAGCGGTGTCAAGTTCGCCATTCTCCATAGCTGCTGCGAAGTCATTTCTGTCAGCTTCGCTAAGATTGGATATGAGGTTGGTTTTTATCTTACTCGGTAAATCTCTCAGCGAACCATTGATATATAAGAGTATTTTTTCCCCGCCTGTTATACCTTGCTGGTGTAGCAGGTACTTAACTAAATCGTTATAATAACCAATTCGTTTAGCTGTTCTATCGATGTCTTTAAATCTTAACGAACACAAGACATCTTGCACGGCAGGTTCGGTTTTGTTTTTACGCCATGTAGCATTAACATCTACTAATTTGTTTTTCTTAGCTCTTTTAAGTAGTACATTACCCCAATAATTATTCAGTTGACACACACCAAAACAGTTGTGATATCTGTTAACAGCTGTATAGTTTCCGTCTGATTCGAGTTTATATACTTTGAACTTGAACTGCTGTGGACTCGACAACTTAGCTTTAGCAAAAATATCGTTACTTAGTTTTTTGTAGTTAGGCTCAACAGATTCAATTTGTTCCTTTTGTATCGTCTTATTAGTAAATGTTTTACCGTCGACGCGCATAATCTGCGTCATAGATTTATCGCATGTTTGTGGATAAACATTTAACACAGTTGTGGTAGTGCCCATAACTTTGGCTGTTGTATATACTGTCAAAGGAACGAACGCAAAAACCAAAACAGTAGCCCAACTAAGCGGTATAGTATTGTTATTCATCAGCACCCTCCAAAGATATTTTCATATCCATACCTATCACAGAAACTGTTTTGTGCTCAAAGACATCTGACGCTAATTTACTCAGTAACGCATCTTTAATGTCTGCTTCTGCCGTTTTCATAATTGTATGCATCACTTGAGCGTAGTGAACAAATACCAATGCTATATCTGCCATAGCTTCGGCCCAGTCTATTGCATCGTTTTCGCGATACCATAATACAGTACCGTTACGCAAAGCTTCTAAGCCATATGTTGTCAGTTCTTTATCAAACATAGCGGGGGTTAATCCTGAGTCATCTAGTTTTTGTGTGAAAGCTACTGTAAGTTGTTTTTTGGCTATCAAAGTCCAAAAATCTTTAGTGTTCACGGTTATGTTAGGTGTTTTCATTGTATATGTCCTTTTCTAAGTAATAATGTAAATAAGCTTCTTGCTTTGTCGCCTTCGATTTGTGTTTCTCCAGCGAATAACGCTTTTATTTCTTCTCTTGTGTCTTTATCTATTCGTGCATTAAATATTCTAGTTAACACACCAAGGTTATCTGGTATTGCTTCGTAGAACATTATTACCAATCCGTCATCATAATGAACGGCTGCTTTCACTTTACTTGTTATATGTTTTATAATCTGCTCCGCGTCAAACGCGATATCTGATTCGAAAGAATATGTTTGCTGTACAGAGCCCAGAGAAAAAGCAACGCTGTATAGATAAACCGTTTTAGTTTTTATGTTTATTGTTACCTCAGCCATTCTGTCTCTCCAACCACTGCTCTGCCATTTGTAAAGCTTTAACAGGTGTGTCGGCTATAAATGGATGGTTTTTACTTCCAATTATAGTAACTACACCTGTTAGTTTATCCCTGTTAATTTTAGTCTTTTTATACTCGACATTTAGATCTACACCGTATTTGTGTTTTAGTCGCTTTATAGTTTCGTTTGTTTCGTTTGATATATAACACATTAATCTATCTCCTCAACTGTTTTATCTTCTCTAACTCGGATGAATGTTGGTTGTATATATGTGTCCATTTTTTGCTCGTAACCGACCTCAACCACTTTATCTTTAAAACAACCCCATGATGTGCGTTCGCTGTCAGATAAACCTGAAGAAACCTTAACTTCTACACCTTCTGAGTCCCGCAACAATAAAGAACCAATCACATCTTGGGTTTTTGCTGTTTCACCTGGTAACTCATCTACGCACAATAAATCAGCTGTGTTTCTTATTTTATACTTAACAACATCTAATGTTCTGCTCTTAGTGTTTCGCCATTTGTGGTGTGGGTTTTTAAGCATTAATCCTTCATATCCTTCCGCTGTTACGCCACTCATATAAACATCTAATTGTTCTCTGTTGTCTAGTATGCGAGATTCAACATGATGATCTGGAGCAGCTGTAATCAAACGAGCTCTTCGTAGTTTGAAAGGCTCTTCGCTAATGTCGTTGTTAAAATCATCCCAAGTCAGATAATCAAATATCATAAATCGATTACCTTCTTGGGCGTGTTGTAATTTACCGCCTCGTTTAGTCCCTCTAAGGTTAGCCCGGCGTCTATCACCTAACTTTCCATCACCATATATACGCTCAGCAACATAGACACCGTCAATCAATAGGTTAGGCTCTTCGGCGTCACCTATAGTGTATTCGTGCCCGCCGGAAGTAAAATATCTATTAACATCGTCCATCCTGGTGATTAATGTATAGTTGCCGTCATATTTAATTTCGGTGTACACAGGATAGCTGATCTGGTCAACAGCTTTGTCTTTGGCTTTCATAATTTTAGCTTTCGTGGGGATTAAACCCGGATAAGCTTTATTAATAAGTGTGGTCGATACACCGGCATCAATAGAACGACACAATTTCAGATTCTCTAAATCGTCGCGACCGCCAATCTTATCACCGGAGACACCATACACCGCAAACAGGTTATAAACTTCGCGCAGATACAGCCTCCATTCGTGGTTATCTTTGTGTTCGCGCAATATTCGCAGTTTATCTAATGTGCTAGATGTTGCGCGCAACTCTTTTATTATCTCTATCATATAGATTTCCTTATATTTGTTATAAGCCATATTATATAATGTTTTACCTTATAGCAAGCTTAGCTGATTTTGATCATATCGATCTGTGTTTTAAAACTACCCGTTTATCTTCAATGTCAGTTAAGTATTTAAAAATAAGCGCATTCCGCATTAATAATATATAATACTATACACTTAATGCGGAATTTGCTTATATGCCCCTTTTATGTGCTGCTAATGTGCTAATGCTGGTGTTGTGTTTGGCCTGGCTAAAATTTTATTTTTAAATAAACGGCGATCAAGGCTAAGGTGGCCAAGCTCCCGTTTCCATCTTAAATCATTTAGCTGGTGAAGGCACCAAAAAAAATATAATATAAGCTGTTTTATATAAATATTTTTCCCCTATTTGAGTGCGCGCAAATGCACATATTTCAACACTCTCCATTAAATTTCAGTTTGATCCAAACGATCAAATAACGGGGGGATCAACCTGAAATTGACACGGAATTTTTTTATTTATCGCAATTCAACCTCATCGCCTGTTAATGCGATTAATGATTAACTTTGTAATAAGTTTTTATTAAGGCCAAATATGATATAATATGAATACCACATTTAAAAGGGATATTGATGGTTAACGAAAAACATACGAATAAAGATGTACAAGATGATATCGGCCATATTATTTAACAACGAAACGGGTTTAAAAGATAAAGCGCTTTATAGTGGTACACCATTCTACGTGATAAGATATGCTAGTTTCGCGTCATTCGTGAAGCATTTAAAGAATACAACGACTATAGTGCCTTATGCACCAAAGAACAAAGATATCTGTGCAGGCGCTTTATCTACTAAGAACAAGGCGTACTACCCTGTCTTAGACGCCGAAGGTGAAGTATTACCCGATACTTACCTGACCAGGTCAGCAGCGGCGTTATCGGATAGAACATCGTTGCTTTGTATAGATTTTGATATGCATTTGATGCTGGAGGTTTATACAAAGCTAACAAAGAAGAGACATAAGATAATAGACAACTTACCCGATGAGCATACTATAAAAGATTTATTGTTTCGTATAGGCTTGGATACAAATAAACTAAACCATATTATATATAAGTCATCTTCTTATGGTAAAGTTTTAGATAAGAAGGTGGGTGTAGTTAAAACAAATATGCACGCATGGTTTGAGCTGGAAGCACACAAGACCATTGAAGATGTACGGAAATTCGTAACCGCCATATTCAGTAAAGTTGATGATGAACTACCACAAAAACTCATAGGACTAAATAAACAGGGGCGCCGAATTACTAAGCCTGTGATGCCGGATATGGCGGTTTATTCTAAAGCGCGTTTAATAGTCCAAGGAACTGATATAGAGAAGAGAGTAATTAGTTCTAAGACTGACGGTTACCCTATAAGCCAGTTTATATTTAAGAAATTGATGAATAGTGGACAACCAACTAAACCAGTACATCTGTATAAAGATATAAGTGTGTACGAGGAAAACCACAAAACATATAATAAGCTACAGCAAACAAAACTAACCCCAGCACAGTTCAGACAAAAATTAGAAAGATTAAAAAGACAACAAACATCAGGCGAGATTTATATAGACGACATGATTTATAAAGACAATCAACCGTATATGACTTATGCTGGTTTACTCGATAAAATTAAAAGAGACTATGCAGCTAATACGGATAGGCTATTCTCTGAACGCTCTGACATTACAATGAACATATCAGATATAAATGACCCCGAACACGGCAAGAAAGATAACTGCTACTTAGTTATTAAACCAGACGATACAATGGCTGTTTATCATTTTTCCGAAGAGAGATGGTATCGTGTGATACACAGAGTATTAGGCTCTGATAAGAAAGTAAAAATAATCAAAGATAAGTACATTCCGTCAAAAGGGATAAAAAGTTTCTATAAAAACCATTGTATAATAGCTCCCACAGGTACAGGTAAGACATATCATGTTTTGAAGAAAGCATGTTACATGTTGCAGGACAAGACAGATAGGACTACAAAGATAATATGGACAGTGCCTGACTATGCCGCGTTGCACTCAATAGAAAGCGAGGCGAAGAAGTTAATACCTAACAACATAAAATTCAAAGCATTAAGAGCGGGCGTAGATAAGTTTAGTGCCTACGATGATAATGACATTATATTGGTTACGCCCGATAAATTGACAGGTGATCTTCACAGATTTACCAGTCATTTAGATACAAGCTCACCTGTTTTATTTGACCCTGTCAGTTTACTAAAACATAAAGATATAAACTTAAATTCGTGGTCGTTTATCATAGATGAGGTGCACACACTATTTAATAAAGCTGATAGCGAGATTAATCAATTTATGTACTACAGAATACTGCAGCGGGAATTTAAATACAATAATTTAATCGTCATGTCGGCGGATATGCTACCTGAATTATTACCGGGCAACCATGACAGGGCTTGGCTGGAAACCTCTCAAATCGAAGATGATGCTTGGCATATAGATAAATATGATTTAGCTAAACCGAGACATGTGCATGTGACTTATAATTTTCCTTGGGAACCACTATTACAACCTAATGTCAAAGCACTTATATTAGCTCCTTCGCCCAATAAGGCTGTAGGTATATACGAAGAGATCACTAAAGTGAATAAGGGTAGTGTTATGTTGTATTTAGGCTTGCCCCGAAATGCTGCTGAGATGACAGTACAACAGTACCCTTATAGGTTGCCAGACGGTTCTATAGGTTATAAGGAATACTCGAGACCGTCGCATGATGAACTACTAAATGCCGATGTGGTCGTGGCCACAGCATTGACAGCAGGTACCTCCCTCTCAAATAAATTTGATTACTGTGTTGTTGATATGGTAGGTATACCGCATGTCCTCGAAGCCCATTCAGTAGAGGTACAAAAAATATCAAGAGCTAGACACCCAGATGTTAAGCGTATATTAGTGATATCAAACACACGGTTTGAGAGAAACACTTTACCTCCGCTTAAACCGTTAAGGACCATACCTGATGATATGTTGGTGCCGGACTATACTAACTCAAGAATCTTGGGTGTCAATAGACACTTAACAGATTACTTAACACCAGAGAAGCTATCACTAGACGAAACCGATCTTTTTAAAAAGGCCAAAGATATAGGCAGTACACTATTCAGAGAGGTAGCTGTATGTACTAATGACAACTCAACAGAACAAAGAAAAGCAGTTTACGATGTTTTAAAAGAAGCTTCGACATATTTCAGACTTAGAGATAAAATACTAGCTCAGACAAAGACATCCTATCAAGGCAAGTGGGGTTTAGGTTTCGAAGCTTATTTTGACGAAGAAGAGAAACTAGACACAGATAGAGGTAAAGAACATTTAATGGCTGTTAAAGATTATAAGAAATATATAGAAGAGTGTAGTTGGGAAGAGTATTTGGAGTTTATGAAAACACCGCCTGTTAACAGGGCAATGGATAAAGCACAACAAGATTTGCGTAAAGTTGAAGTGCCTGAAGAGCCTATCAGCATAGCAGGTACATCGTTAATTGAACACGCCGCAGAAAGTAAGCTGGCGTGGAATTTAGATTTCTATAGGCAAATGCATAAACAACCAGGATTAGCCAAAAAAGCAAAAAGGCAAAATGATCTGTTCCTTGACATCGGCACCAGATTCATTGTTGAGAATATTGAGCGTGATACATATTATCCTATAGGCTTATTAAAAAGAAAACTGAAAGACTTCATCAAAACATCGAAAACAAAGGAAGCAATCGACCACGCCGACAATCCGAGAATACTCTTAAGCAAGTTAGGCCGCATTACATATTATCAGATACTACAGGTTAAAGGGGTAGCTAAACATGGTCATCCTAGGGAAAGAGATTTTAAACAGATTAAACATTTTAATGAGCGGAAAGTGACACATTTTTGTTTCGAGTTAGGGTGGTTTGATCTAGATAACCCTGACTATGTGGTATTGAAAGAAAATAACGATAAACCGATACTAGGCCAAGGCGAAGTAAAAATATAGAATAGCTTTTAATTAAAGTATAAGGAAAATTACACTATAATAAAGAGTAAGAGAAATCTTATATAATATAGAAAGGAACAGAAATGGACATTACACATGAAGAATATCTCGAACTGCAAAGCAGAGATAAAAGCACACTGACACCGGCAGAGTTTTTACAGATGTGGCGCTACGAAAACCAAGAAAAACAAGTTATCAGATCAAGTCGTTACGGCAACACAGCTGAAGAACTTTACGAAGTATTCAGAGAGGACATCCAAGCGCACAAATCGGCTAATCAGTTTAAGTTAGCTGTAGGCAGAGCGGATTTATCTATATCTCACGCCAGAGCAAGAGCGCTCTTTCCGTTGTTTAAGCAAAGATGGGCTCGCGAATCAGGGCACACAACAGAAGATACAAAAGGCGATAAAAATGAATAAGTTAACTACGCAGCCTGTAACAGGGCCACTTAATCATGTATATTTCAGATATATGATGGACACCCCAGAAACATTAAAAGAGCAATTAGATCCAACTAAACCACTAATGTTAGATGTCGAAACACACAGAAAAGATTACTCAGGAGTGAGAACAGTTCAGCTATACCAAGAAGACTGGCCCCAAGTACTTATATTCGATACAAACATTACCCCGGTTAAAGATATATACGAAGTAATTAAAGATATGCATATTGTATCGCACTTGAGTACTATGGAGTTAAGCTGCTTCCAGAACGAGCTCAAACCTGACAATGTTAGTTGGAAAGATTATAGCCCACATAACCCGTTTAAATATTTCTCTGATACATTTTTGTTAGCTCGCCAAGAGTTGTATGATCAGACTGATAGTTTTAGCTTAGATAAAGTGGCCGCTATCGTACACAATAAAGATTATTATAAAGATTACGCGGCTATGTTAGGTTTATCGTCTAAAGACATTGAAGGGTATAAGAAGTACATGCAGAAGAGCTTCTTAGATACGCCCAAGTCAGATAAGAAAAACCAACCGCTTGTCGAAGAGCAGCTTGTCTATGCAGCTATAGATGTCTTGGTTATGCCTCTTATATATAATAAGTTTAAGCATCGTGAAAAAGATTTCATCATTGTGCTAGATTATAAATTCATTGATCATTGTACACGATACCAGTTCGTAGGGTTGCCGTTAGATGTACAAAAATGGCGGGAACAAATGGAAGAGCAAAATAAAATAATTGCTGAGAGCCAAGACTTCCTACCTGATGGATTTAATCCACGATCATATAAACAAGTTAGAGCTTTATTAAATAGTACTGCTTCGGACGACACATTTCTAGCTCAGGTAATGGATGGGTCTGATATATGCGCTGATGGCTCGCCTGCAGATGCTTACTATGCCGACGACCCTGATTATGGTGAGTACAGAAAAGAAGTTGCTAAACATATCAGAGCTTACAGATCGGCCGTTAAGCGCCAAGAGTATTTGAAAGCTTATTATGAACAATATGAAAAATATGGTCGTGTTAAAGGTTTTATCAGCCCCCGAACCATATCAGGGCGGATTGCTTCAGATGAGATTAACATGACCAACATACCTAGATCGCTTAAAGGGCTGTTTGGTGTAGATAAGACATCGAGCACTAAACTCATCTACGCTGATTACTCGCAGCTGGAGTTGAGAATGTTGGCAGCTGTGCTGAATGAACATTCTATGATAGAGAAGTTTATGAATGACGAAGATCTGCATGTGTTCGCCGGCTCCAGGATATATAGTAAGAAACCTGAAGATGTCTCCTACCAAGAAAGGTTCATAGGCAAATTCTTTAACTTCTCAGCTTCATACGGCGCAGGTGTAGCTCGATTATGCTCTATGCTGATTAAGCAAGCGGGCATCTATATGTCCGAAGACGAAATGAGGCCACTGCACAAAAAATGGAAAGCGTTGTGGCCCCAGATGGCTAACTGGCATAGACAAAACGCTCGATCGCATACCAACATCGACACTACTTTATCAGGTAGGAAATACAAAGCTAAAATCTACACTGACCTTAATGCGATTAAGATGCAAGGTAGTGCCGCTGAGGTATTTAAACTGGCTCATCTATATATGGCGCGTAACTATCCAAACATTCCAATAGGTGCCGCGATTCATGATAGCTTCGTGACTGTGACAGATAAAGATTATGAGCTGCTCATGGTGACTAAAGCATGGTGCATGGTCGTGGCTTGGTTTGAAGTAATTAAACAAGCCGCCTATCCTCGATTATCTATGCCTACAGATGTGTTCTTAGGACATAACTGGGGAGCGATCGATAATGATGATGAATACGACAGTGTCTATAAGATTGCCGGTACCTATGAACAATACTTAAAAGCCAAAGATATTGTGATATCAGGTGCTATAAGCAGTAATATAAGCGCTTTAAAAGCCTTATAACACTATTCCGCGTATGTATGCGCATATTACTATGCCTTAAACGCGGAATTTATTATATTAAATTTTAGGAGATTAAGATGGAAGTTGTAATAATAGATAACTATATTAAAGACAGCAGAGAGTGGGCATTCGATGAACTTACCGACTTCGCCAAGGCTAATTTACTTAAACCCGAACATAAAGATTGGTTAGCGTCATCAAAAAATGATAAAGCGTATCTGATAGCTGATGACGATGAACTTGTTTATTTCTTGGTTGAGTGCGATGAGCGGTTCGAGAAACAGATGATGGATCATTTTAGTGCTAATTACGGGACTACGATGGCTTGGGTCTGGAACACAGAAAAAGAAACATGGGAGATGATATGAGTCTATTTAAAGAAAAAGAAGCTATTGAGCCTTGGAATATAACTGATCAAGTTAAAGAGCGCGATGCCAACACGCCTGAACTGGATATGCATATTCCTTGGCTGGATGGAGAAACGGAGGCCACGCCTGTTAAGCCTCCCATCGACAGAGAAGTCAGTGTGGTCATTGATGCTGACTCTATTTTGTATATGGCCGCACATGTCGGTGATAATAATTATGTTCCTCAAGAACCTAAGAGATCAGGTAATCTTTTCCAAGACACAGCTGTATCATTGCTAGATGAACAAATAGGTACATTTGACGCTATAATAAGTCGTATATCTAACGATGTCGCTGAGAGGTTATCATGGAAAGGTTTAGGTGTAAAAGAAACGACACTACTATTCACGCCTAGGGATGAAGTTAGGCGAGAACACGGGCTGCGACCTAATTTTCGTTATCAGTTAATGAACGACTATAATGATTTTATGACTGATGTCTATAAGCACATGGACGGGTTCGTCTATACACCTCTAAAAGGATATAAAGCCAATAGGGTTAATATGCCATCGCCACCAAATGTGGCTGAGATAATGCAACACGCTATTAAGGTACATAAATATATTTTAGCTGATGGTTGTGAAGCGGATGATGTAGCTTACAGGCTGAAAATGGATGATCCTGACAATGTTGTATTGTGTGCCATAGACAAAGATATATTAAATGGTACTCCTACTGGTAGTATAGCACACTACAACTTTAGAAAAGATACATGGATAACTACCGAAGAGGATGATGCGTGGTTATTTGTGTACAGGCAAGCTTTAATGGGTGATGCTTCAGATGGCATACCCGGCATTTATCGTTGCGGAGCTAAAACTGCTGAGAAGATATTACCTACATGGCTGGGTCACGAGGAAAGCTGGCGTGCTGTCTTAGATGAATATCTTCAGCGCGGTTATACAGAAGAATATGCAGTGTTGATGTTCCGCCTGGTATATCTGGGCCAGTTCACATCAAAGGGCGATATACAATTATGGTCGCCTCAATTTACAATAAAAGATTAAAAACTACAATGGATTTAAGATAGGTGTAAACACATTTATGGTATAATTATAAATATAAAAACAATATAGAAAGGATTTAAAATGAATAAGAACCCGTTGAATACTAAACCAGCAGGGAACCCCCTAACAAGCAAGCCAAGTACTGAAACTAAGCCGGCTGATGCAGGTAAAGTAGTAGAGACAAAGCCAAGTACTGAAACTAAGCCGGCTGATGCAGGTAAAGTAGTAGAGACAAAGCCAAGTACTGAAACAACCACCAAACCGAAAAGAGACTATGTTGGTACACCAAACGAGGTGTTTTTAGAGATTTTACCTGATGAGAGAATTTCAAGACACAAAGCATTGAAGCTGGTTAGAGATTTAGGATTATCTTGTTCTCAAGCAAGAATGGCTGAGATCATCGAGCTTAAATACGGACCAGAACCAGAGAGAGAAAAGAAAAACAAAAACACATCGACTAGTAAAATCGAAAGAGAAAAAAAGAGAAAAGAGGCAGAGGAAAAAGCATTGGCTATCGTAAGAGCTAAGCGTGAAGCAGCTAAGAAAGGAGAACCCGTAGATGGTTACAAGGCGGAAGTATATGTAGCTGCAGAAGATCCTGCAATCAAAACAAGTGATGACTCTAAACTTGATGAAAAGGCTAAAGATCCTAAGTCAGGTGATGACTCCAAACCTACTGAAAAAACAAAAGATTCTAAGTCAATATAATGACTTAACCGCTTCGGCGGTAAGTGTTCAAAACAGGGCAGCACAGTTACCCATCAACTGATATCTCTTCCCCTATTCCGGCTGCCCTGCTTTGAGTACTTACTTGTTAATGTGTTTAGATAAGCGCGAGCGCTAAGTGTCAGTTAATTTTCCTTTCTTGTAAGTACTCAACCATATGGGCCTTAAGCATAGTAGCGATGCAGTGAGTGCCATCACGAGCCTGGTGCCATTCCAGGAAGGCCGACTAAATAAACTAGATAAACTAGAGAAACGGAGTACATAATGGCTTTATTTAAAGAACAAGAAGTGTTGAATCAAAATCAACATAAACAAATTCCTCTACAAGAGCTGCCGATCAATACATCGATTGGTTTTTATTTTGACAACACTAAAGAGGCCACCAGTCAAGAGTACGGCGATTTTACAGTGTGTCAAGGTTTAGAGGTTGATTTATCTTCACAGACAGTAGATGAACTAATTGAGACAGCACAACCAGCTAGTTTCATTCCGAATACACTGCTTCTTAATAAACTATCATCAGGTGCGATGATTCCTGGCGAAGTATATAGAATTGAGAAGGTGTGGGATAGATTCCAAAAGTTCAAAGACGGTACAAAAGCAAAAGGTTACGGCTATGCATTATTCCATCAAGAGGTAGGACCTCAGGTAAAAAGTAAACTAGCTGCGGCTTACAAACAAAAAATAGCTGCTGCGTTCAACGCCTCAGAAACTCCTGCTGATGAAGCAAGCTCAGAAGTTGACACAAACACAGACAAACCAGCAGTTTAAAAAAATCCACTCTTCGGAGTGGCGTGACCAACCACGAACAAAACATAAGGAAAAATCATGAATAACAAAAGTAACGATGTTAACGGTAAACATTACGCTTCACTTGGCATATCTCCATTCGAGTATAGTTTCGCCAATAAACTAGATTGCTACCAGCACACAGCCATTAAATACATTACGAGACATGCCGATAAAGGAGGAATCGCCGACATCGACAAAGCCATAAAGACTTTGGAGCTATATAAAGAAGCGTTGGACAATACACAAACAACATGTGATGATAAACCGGCGGAGATAGAAGCATTAAACAACTTAATTAATTCTGTTAAAGGTATTTATAAGAACAGAGGTATCGAGATCACTCATGTATTCTCTATAGGGCGCGGTGGTGCTTGGGCAGCGGCCCAAATAGCTTATGCGCTAGATGTACAGTGTGACATTGTAGATTCACTAGATCTTTTTGACGATGCCGGAGCGAGTTTAGGTGAAGGTTCTTTGTTTGTGGATGATATATGTGACACAGGCGAGACAATATATAAGGTTAAAAAAGAATACCCTGAAGTGCTTACAGCTGTTTTATTTAACAGAGCTGACGATTATGTCAAAGTTAAAAAAGCAGCTAGACCGGATTATTTTGGTTCAATGATATGGCATAACGAATATGTTGAAATGCCTATATCACAATACGCAGATGCAAACAACAACAAATAAACAAAAGGAGAGATGATGTTAGTCAGAAAACAATTTAAATTCGAAGCAGCACACACATTAATATCTGCTTATTCAGAAAATTGTGTAAGTTCTATTCACGGCCATTCTTACTTGGTAGAAGTGATCCTAGAAGGAGAACCTACCTCCGCAGACGGCATGGTGGTAGATTTCAGTTATGTTAAAGCACTTATAGGAGCGTTTATAAATGCTTGGGATCACGCTATGGTCATAGCCGCAGCCGACCCGGTCAAAGAAGATTTACTTAAAATAATGAATAAATACAACATGAGATATATCGTCACGCCATTCAATCCAACAGCGGAAGAAATGTCTATATACTTCAGTGCTGTAATCGGAGATGTAATTACTAGGGCGAGCGCCGTACAATATAGTTTACATTCTGTCAGAGTGCACGAAACGACAACCGGCTGGGCCGAAACTGGTCCTGTAGCTTGGACTAAGGAAGATCTACTATCTGTTCGATTTAACCATTTCGACCTTAACAGATTAATCGATGCCGCTTACACAGTGCCATCTTATACTATTACACAAAAACACGAGGTACAGTAATGGAGACATTATATAGCATAGTGGAGATGTTTTATTCTGTTCAAGGCGAAGGCAAATTGGTGGGTACACCTATGTTCTTTGTTAGGTTGTTTGGTTGTGACTTATCTTGCGATTTCTGCGACGAGCCTAAACATAAAGATAGTAAACTGATTAAGCGCCTAACAGCAGATGATATAATAAATGAGGCCAAATTAACTAATACTGAATGGGTGTGCGTTACTGGTGGTGAGCCATCACTACGCCCTATTAACCACTTAATTGGTAAGCTGCAAGACGCAGGACTTAAAGTAGCTGTGGAGAGCAACGGATTTAGACCTGGTAATATAGAACGAGCAGATTTCTTAACATTATCACCTAAACACCCTACAAGGTTAACCAAGATCGGTGAGCGTAAATGGGATGAGGTTAAACTGCTTATATCTGATGAGGGCCTACATTTCCAGCTCAACGACAACGACCAAGCCACATTAGATGCTTTGTTTGAGATATCTGAAAGCGTATATGTACAACCGATTAACGATGCTGATTCGTTGAATATAGATAATGCATTAGTGGCAGTGTCATTCGTTGAATCACATCCTGAGACAAGACTAAGTCTGCAGATACACAAAATGATAGGAGTAGCTTAATGTTCTGGTCTTTATCAATGTTTGGTTTGGATAATGGTATGACTGAGACATATCTAAAGAGAGTTACTAAGCAAGGTAAAGGTCGTAACCGTTTATCGTATAAACATTCGACACAGGTGAAGGGTGCACGCCACTCTTCCTTGCGTAGTCGTGGTAATCGATTAAAAACTAAACTGAAAAAGAAAAACAAGAGATAATTTATATTCAGAGATTAGCTTGCTTTTATAGTGTAGATTCAGTTAAATTACGATATAATATAGAATAAATAAAAAGGACACTATATGAGAAGAAATGTTATAGTAGTGAGAAGCAGTGGCGTCATCGATTCAACGATCAGCCTGCTTTTCGCTTTAGTATTCTGGTCCGTGTTGTTTGTTGTTATGGCATCTAAACTTCACGACGCTAAACTTGCTATCGCCGCTGACACAAACACATCTAACGGCTCAACACACATTACATCAAAGGAATAAATCATGGAACCTATTAAATTAGCTCACATTGCACCGATTGAGCATATACTCAAAGCTGACAAACAAAGCGATATAGTTATGTGCCTGTATCACATGCTTGACAATCCTAAGTATAAGGGATTAATGATGCTTGAAACTAAATATAAGATACTGGATAACAGTTATTATGAAAAGCATAAAGACGATGCGTTTATGGAACAGTTTAATAATACTTGCACATTTATACAATCGTTAATCGACGCCGCTTTAGAGATTAAAGCTAACTGTGTTGTGTTGCCCGATGGTATAATAACACCTGAATCAATTGATATAGTACAGCAACATGACTTAGATGTAATGGTTGTACCTACAAACAAAGAACAGCTTAAAGAAGCTATAGTCAGTAAAGCCGACCTGATTGGCTTATCTTTTATACACGCAGCTAATATAATTTCGTTGAATGTAGCTTTCAGAGAGAATATCCGCCCGTTGTTACTGAAGACGATTAAGTTAGCCGCTGCAGAATTAACAGGATTAACCGGCTTGTGTGTCGATGATGTTTTGCGTAAGCGAATACACCTGCTGGGCTTGTGGTCGTATGACGAACTAATTAAGTGTGTACCATATACAGATATAGTTAACAGTTGCGACACCAGCACAGCTGTTTGGCTAGGCTTAAACGGTAAAGACGCCACAAAGATGAAAAATAAATTCTATAAAAAAGTTGATTTCACTTGCAATAAAGAATGGAATCTGTTATGTTCTTGGAACATGGGTTGTATGCGAGGCGTCACCAAAGCCGGCGCTTACCTTGTAAAGGATATGTCATGATTGCTTATGCTACAGTCGTATTAGTGGTAGTGGCTGGTGTATGGGCTATGGTATCTAAAGAGGGACCAGATGGTTCTGTTACTTATGACGACACCTCAGAGGACCACCCTCAAGAAGGACAAGAGTATCTAGTTTGCCCTAAATGCGGTTCAGAGTATTGCGGTGGTTGCGATTAACAAACTTTTTATGTACCTACCCGCTTAAAGGCTAGGTGCATAGATGGGTTGTTATGCCCTAATCTAACTCAGGAGAGTAAAATGAATAAAAATACATTAATGGTTATTAGCGGTGGCATGGACAGTGTTGTATGCCTACATGCTCATAAAGATATTATAGGAGCCGCGGTGTCTTTCAATTATGGCAGTAACCACAACAATATAGAGATGCAATATGCGCGCTATCACTGTAAATTACTTAATATTCCGCATACAGTAATAGATTTAAGTACAGCAATGACGGAATTTAAATCTGCGCTATTAAGCGGAGCTGAAGCTATACCGGAAGGACACTATGAAGATGAAAATATGAGACAGACAGTGGTACCTTTTAGAAATGGTATTATGTTATCTATGGCTGTCGGCCTGGCGGAGAGCAAAGACTTAGAGCAAGTTATGTTGGCCTCGCATGCCGGCGACCATGCTGTATATCCAGATTGTAGAGAAGACTTCAATGAAGCTTTTAGAAATGCGGCAAGACTAGGTACCCACAACCACATCGATGTTGTCATGCCTTTTAGCTCGATCACTAAGAGAGACATCGCCACTATCGGAGCTGACTTAAATATTGATTGGTCAACCACTTGGAGCTGTTATAAAGGCTCAACTGAGAATGTACTGGATGAAGAGGATGAGTTGCTACCTCTAGTGGATAGACCTCACCATTGTGGTAGATGCAGTACATGTGTTGAGCGTATTTGGGCTTTGAAAGATGTAATTGATGATACTATCTATGATGATGGTGACTTCGCCATCAACCTGTTAGAAGAGAGAGGAGAGTGGTAATGAGCGCAAATATAGGATTGGAAGCTCAAGAAGACTATGCAATCAGAACTTTGGCTACAGCTATGAAGTTCAAATTCACCGTACATAGATATAAAGGTGGATGGAAACATAAAAGCAACAAAGTTTTAGTTAAAGAAATGTATCGTGAAGTGGCAGAGCTTGAACAGGCCATCAGCAAAGACGAATTAAATCGTGAAGCGGTTATAGCTGAATGCGCTGATATAGCTAACTATTGTGCTATGTTAATAGATAATTTACAAGCTGGAGGATCAAAACATGCCAAATAACCACAAAATAGACAACATAATCGCTGCATGTTCTTCTTCTAATTTCGATGGCCCTCTACTAGGCGCAGACACAATCACAGATGCTGACATTACCGACACAAGCATCTTAGTGACTGAGCAGCAAGCTATGGACGCTGTTAAGACACTTATGCAGTTTATAGGCGCTGATATGACTGACCCTAACTGCGTGGATACGCCTAAGAGGGTCATGAAGGCTTGGAGAGACTATTGGGGCGCTGGTTACAAGCAGCAGTCAAGCGATTTCTTGACTGTTTTTCCTAATGAGGGTTACGACCAAATGGTTGTTGTGGAGAATATCCCGGTGAACAGCACATGCTCTCATCATTTGGCCCCTATACATGGCACTGCTACAGTTGCGATTATACCGCGTCATGAACTCATTGGCCTCAGTAAATATGCTAGAATTGTCGATATGTTTGCGCGCAGACTTCAACTGCAAGAACGCTTAACACAGCAAATCGCAGATGAATTAGAGGATTTATTATCTCCGGTTGGAGTCGCTGTCTGCATCAGAGCTGAGCACATGTGCATGAGCACTCGCGGAGTTAAAATTCACAATGCTGTTACGACCACAACCGCCTTAACTGGGGCGTTTAAAAATAACCCTGAGACAAGAGCAGAGTTCATGGCTCTTATCAAATAAAGATAAATTAGTAAAACTCAAAAATACGAGATTCCACCTTTAAAGCATACTAATGTATAGCTAACTGCGGAATCTCGCAAATACGCCTAAATATGTGCGCTTAAATACTATATTAATAGGAGTTAAAATATGAAAAACTTAATATCCCCACACTCACCACCCAACCCCTTAACACCTAGACCTCATCAGCTTAAGCTATCCGATATAGGCTTCGATATCTTATCCAAAAACGGTCTATGTTACGATGTCAGCTCCGAGAGAGTCGGTAAATCACTCACCACGATACTCATAGTGGAGAAGAGCAGTGTGCGCCAGAACTGCTTGATACTAACCAAGAAGGCCGCTATCCCTGATTGGCTAAAGTTACTGCGCAGCTACCCAATCACTAAAACTTACTATGTCATCAACTACGAGTCTGCCCACAAGCTAGACCTCGACATGTTCACTCCCGACATCATCGTAGCTGATGAAGCCCACCATCGCTTATCAGCCTACCCTAAACCAAGCAAGACACTTATCACTATAGGCAACTTAATCTCCGAAGCTGCCCAGCGAAATAACGAAATTGGCCTGCCTATAATCTACCTCTCAGCGACGCCACATGCCGAATCTTATTCTCAACTATATCACCAGTTCAGAATCTCTCCATGGTCACCGTTCAGCGAATATACCAACTTCTATAAGTGGTTTAAGCATTATGGCATCCCTGAAGTTCAATACTTAGGCAACCGCCAAATCATGAAATACGATAAAACCAGGGACGATCTCATCAAGCCCATCTTCGATAAACTGACCTACGGTATCACACGCCAAGAAGCCGGCTTCACCGAAGAGCCTAATGACATTGTGCACTATGTCACCTTATCCGACCAAACAGTCAACCTTATTAACACACTAATCAAGGACGAACTCCTAGAACAGCGCACCTTAGCAGAAATGACAGAACACATAATCCCGAGCAACGCCGAAATACCTGATGTGGTCCCTATCGAATCCGTGGCTGCTGAGCACAGCAAAATACACCAAATCGAAGGTGGTACCCTCAAGGTCGATGTACCAGACCAAACTCAAATATCACTGATACTCAGAAACAATGAAAAAATCGATTACATCAAAACTAACTTCGGCGACACAGACAAACTTGCCGTCATGTACCATTACCAAGCCGAACAGATTAAGCTCAACCAACACTTCACTAATGCCTTAATCCTCCAAGCCGATAAATTCGCGGAAGGCATCAGCCTCAAGGACATCGACCATCTGGTCATCTACAGCATGTCTTGGCGCACCAGCAAATACATACAACGCAGGGCTCGCCAAGCCGACTACACGCGCAAAACCCCAATCAATGTCCACTACTTACTATCTGAGCATCCAACAAACAAAAACATCTTCATCTCTAATAAAGTGTACACATGCGTCGCCGAAAAGAATGTCAACTTCAACACCAGAAACGCTAAACTCTTATCACAAGGTAAACTATGAAACCACCTAAACAACATAAACACACCAAACCCGAAGCCATCATCCAGTCCGAGATCCTGCAATACCTCGACTCAATAGGGGCCTGGCACATAAAAACAATCTCCACCAACAAGCGTGGATGCCCCGACATCCTCGGCATCATTAATGGCTTAATGTTCGCCATAGAGGTCAAAACCAAACCAAACACCCCAACCAAGCTCCAACGCTATCACCTTAACCGCATCAGCTCCAATAATGGCCTAGCCATCGTCGCCTATAGCCTCGACGATGTCATCCACCCACTTACTAAAGCGATGAAGCAAAATTGCGATGAAGCCATAGGCACCTAAAAAAATTCCGTTGTCAATTTCAGGTACCTGAAGCCAAAAAACATTCCGCTTTATCTTCCTGAAATTGAATGGTATGTCCCATAAAATAACGCTTTATGAAGGGGTGAAACCGAGTAAATGTTTTATTTTTACTATTTATACTTTTTTCACCCCATTTAAACGGTGAGAAGCCTCTTTGAAAATGATGGTGGCGATAAAGGGAGGGCAATGTCGCCTTTCCCTTTTTATTTTATTTTTGGCCTAGAGCTGTTTAGTAAAGGTCTGGGGCCAGTTAACAAACATTGTCAGGTTGGTCAGACATTGTCAGGTTGGTCAGACATTGTCAGGTTGATCAGACATTGTCAGGTTGGTCAGACATTGTCAGGTTGATCAGATCAGGTATAGATCGCAGCACAGGGCCAGGCCTGTAAAACCAGGGCAACCTGTTTTGTTATTAAATAAGAAACATAAGCCAAGCTAGTAAAACATTCCGAGCGGCTTCCCATGGGCGACCCAACCCGAAAAAACAATTTTAGCCGGCTCGATCAGCCAAAACACTAAAGCACAACATTGCAAAGCAGGCCACCAGTACAATCAGGCCAATCAGGCGACATCGCCCAGGCGCAAACAAACATTAACCACATAACTACTAAAACATCCATTTCAGGGAGGCTGATCAAGGGGTCTAATTTTGTACAAACACGGCACCCATCCGCGATTAATATAAATGTGCCACACAGAGCGACATTAGCCACCAGGTACTTTAAAAGGGGGGGGTTACGCGGAATGAAATTCTATATAAAAATGCGCATTTTTGCAAAACCAGCAAAATGTATATAGCATTTAAACGCACAAAAACATAGCATAAAAGCATTCCTTTATAAATACATAGTAATGGTATTGGTTTTTTTGTAACCTCGCAAATTTGCGCAAATTTATCGCCATTTTCACCCACAATTTCAGTGAATATTCAGTATACACGACACATACGATTCAGTCCAATCAGTCCGATACAACCACACGGTTGGGCGCTAAATATATAAATAGCCGCGGGGCCTGACCGGATAGATGCATCCAAACAAACCAAATGATCGACCCAACCAGGCCCCGCGGCTACCGGCTTAACCAGCCTGGTGTAAAATTTGGGACCGCGCCATTCCCAATTTTCGGGGCGGGCCCGCCTAGATGACCCCGGACAACTAGACGAAATCAACCAGGTTATGAACAACATACAGACATATTAAACCCAATAGAACAAGTGAAACTGGCCGTTACCAGATAAGAAATGAACAGGTGGATCCAGACAAAACGATTGATCGCCCCGGTCAGGCCCCGCGGCTTTTAGCCCAACTATGAACAACATAAGGAAACATAGATCAGCGTAAAGCAACTATTCAGGGTAAAATTTGGGACCTCGCGATTCCCAAAATCTAGCCGGTGCCCGGCCCGATCCATCGTTCCGATTCAGTTTTTCGGCAGATTCAGATAAGATTCAGATTCAGATAAGATTCAGATTCAGATAAGATTCAGATTCAGATAAGATTCAGATTCAGATAAGATTCAGATTCAGATAAGATTCAGATTCAGATAAGATTCAGATTCAGATAAGATTCAGATAATAGGAAGGATTTAAGGTAATGTGAAGATTGGATGATCCGCAAAGATGCAGATCATCGCTGTATTTAACCGCAGAATTTAAATATCATATAATCTCTAAGCGTATTATAATCGAATGGAATCCAATCGTCTATGCAGTTGTTTTTATCTCTTGTAAAGAAGATGAATCGCGACGCTGACATATTGTTAATTGTTGTAATGTCGTTGTTAAATATATTTTTAACTGTGTCGAAATATTGTTCTTTGTTGAATGTGTAAATTTCGTTGTTTTCGTCATCTACGAATCTTTTGTATCTTATATGAAATTCTCTATCGCCATATGCTTTATCGATAACAATAACTTCTCCGTTAATTAATAGCGTTTGTAGAATCGCGTCGATGTATGGCGTGACATCGTTTATATCGCTTATTTCAAACTTAGTTGTATGCATAGTTTATCCTTTATAATTTAATTAATCGTGTCAGATAGATTGAATCTATCTGACATTTGTTTTATTTTTTAGCCGCTGTTGTTGTTTTCAGTTTTTTCTCAAGTGCAGCTAACTTCCGCTGCAATGCTGCTTTTTCTTTTTCAGCTTTTTCTAACTTAGCTTTTTCATCTTTACTGAGTGTTTCTTTTAATGCTTCGATTTTATCTTTCTCTAAGGCTGCATTTATCTTATCAAATAATTTAAACACTCTAGATTGTGAAATCGAATAATTCTCTTTTCGCAAATCTTTTATTATTCTGCTGCGCGTAATCTGGCCGTCAGCTTTCATCGCTGCAACAATATAATCATACAGTTCTACTTCAGTTAAAGTTTTCTTATTTTTCATAGCCGCTTCAATCTCGCTTCGAAGTTTGTCTAAGTGTGTCATGTCATTTTCCTTTAAGTTAATTTAATTTATATAAAGATTAAATCGTGATGTTTTATTCTTTATATAATATATTATATCATAAATCGCCTGAATCTACACTTAAATATGCATCATTTTAATAAATTTATCGATTTAATTTTTTTATCGTTCGGCGTGTTATCATAAAAAAATTAAATCGATAAACGGCTAATTTTCAGTGTGATTTAAGCAACATTATGATATAATATATTATATAAAGAATAAAACATCACGATTTAATCTTTATATAAATTAAATTAACTTAAAGGAAAATGACATGACACGATTAGATTTCACATCTGAAACATTATTGAAAGAGAGAGCGATCATTGAGGTTGAAAGATTAATTGCAGATAGATTAGATCAAACTGAAGATGAGATTCTTATTTATATCAATGATAAGCTTAGATATTCAGTTATAATTAACAACGATGAAACTTTTCTGTACGATTCATCTGAGAATGGCAAATTAATATTAATTGACACTTTCTTAAATATGGCTGAAGATCGTATTGCAAATATAATTTCAGATTATATTATAGATGATGAGATGGAGCTGAACGCTATATAGTAACGATTCAGTTTAATAAACGATTCAGTTAGATTGATTTTAACTGAATCGATTAAATTATGAAAACGATTCAGATCGATTGAAGCGAAGCGGCAACGTCAGATTTGATTCAGGGTCAGTGAAATGTCAGGTTGGCGTCCCCGGCGTAACAAACCTAGAACTAAAAATTTATTCCGTTGAGTGTAAGAATCTTTTAAGTGATTTAGTTGTTAGTGATTAAGTGATTAAGTGATTTAGTTGTTAGTGATTAAGTGATTAAGTGATTTAGTTGTTAGTGATTAAGTGATTAAGTTGTTAGCCTCGGCGTAACAAACCTAGAACTAAAAATTTATTCCGTTGAGTGTAAGAATCTTTTAAGTGATTTAGTTGTTAGCCTCGGCGTAACAAACCTAGAACTAAAAATTTATTCCGTTGAGTGTAAGAATCTTTTAAGTGATTTAGTTGTTAGTGATTAAGTGATTAAGTGATTTAGTTGTTGGCCTCGGCGTAACAAACCCAGAACTAAAAATTTATTCCGTTGAGTGTAAGAGTCCGTTAAGAAAGCCGCGACCTTTACAGATCGCAAATAAATTTATTCAGGTAAACACGCAACATATGTAGATCGCACACAACCTCTCTGCCCGTGTTGTATTTAACTGTAAAGTTAAGCGTAGGTAGCGAATGAACATGCAACATATTGAAGTAATCAGCTTCGTTACAGAAATAGATCACATCCCCGTTACTATCGAGGAGAGTCTCAGCGCTTATCTCTATCAAGAGTGTTCGGTTACTAACAAACACACGACGCTCAATCAGCAAAATAGGTATGATAGCCTCAGTTAAACACTGATTATCGTTATGCTGATCTACTGTGAACTTTAATACACGGTTATTATGTATCATAGTTAATCCTTTTAATGTTTATTCTTACTATATATTATATCGTAAATCAGCTTAACCCCTACTTAAAAACAAACATTTTAAAAGGCCACCGCGATACACCATATTTTCAGGTTAGCTGTTATATAATATAGAAAGCAAAAATAACATATTCCGCTAATGCAGGTATAGAATACTATACCTCAAAGCGGAATATGCGCATATACTCTAAATATGAAGGTATAAATATGTCATATACAGCGCCAGATTATAATAATATAGTTAGGCTTTTTAACGCCTATAGAACGGATAAGAAAACATTAGTGCCGACGATGGCAGGATTCAGGGCACACCTGCTAAACAAGCAAGGGTATGCAGCATGGATAGTGAAAGCCCTGATGCGTCAGATAAATAAGGACCCAAATCTCAAATTCCATCTCAATACGGTGATTGAGGCAAACATTTTGGAGGGAGCCTTAGCAGGGACACTGAAGTCAGATGTGGTTAGGTTTGTTCTCAAGAATCACTATAACTACAGCGATACACCAGAATTGAAGGCTGATATAGCGGCAACGACCAAGCAGATTGTCTATAAACCAGCGACTAAAGAAGACACATGATAGAAAACGCTGAAAGTGAAAGCGAAGCACTAAATATACAAAGCGAAATGTTAAGTGTATTCGATTTCGACCAAGCTCAACAAAACACAGATGACAGCGGCCTACCTCCGCTGCTCAGCAACGATTTGACATGCGTGGAGCACTGCCATGCGCATTTATATGATGAAGAGGATGAGTCGGATAAAGATGCTTTGGTGCTAAGTCTACTACCTCATCAAATAGAGTTGATGAACGATACCAGTTCAAAGATATTAGGTATCTCCGCCGGGTATGGGTCAGGGAAGACATTTATAGTAGCTAGGAAGACGCTGCAGTTAGCGGCATTAAACCCAGGTACGGACCTTATCGTATGCGAACCTAACTTCCCTCTCCTGACGCAGATCCTCTTACCGGAGCTACATGCAGCATTGCAGGAGGCAGGGCTGCAGTACACATATAAAGCTACGGAGCAGACATTCTATGTGGCTCTGGAGACTACAGACCCAAAAACAGGCGAGGCTAAGATGGTCGAGAATAGGTTGATTTGTAAATCGTTAGAGAACTATGATAGGTTGATCGGGATAAACGCGAGTGCGGTTATACTAGATGAGTTCGACACAGCTAAGCCTGAGCTGGCATACAAAGCATTTTTAAAATTACTCGGACGGCTTCGGGCAGGTACGACACGACAACTCATCATAGTATCAACGCCGGAGGGCTACGGGGCGATGTACAGGATATTTATTAAAGAAGAGAAAGGGCGTTTAATAAAGGCTAAGACCACTGACAACATTTATCTGCCTGATGACTTCGTCCAAACTCTGTACGATATATACCCAGACAATCTAGTACAGAGTTACATTAACGGTGAGTTTGTTAACTTGAAGACAGCGGCTGTGTTTCCTCACTTTAACAGATTAAAAAATTACACCGACATAACTGTGACGGATGAGGAAGATATATGGTTGGGTGGGGATTTTAATGCAGGGGGTAGCGTAACATTAATCGGCTTATTAAAACCTCACCCAGACCCCAATAAAAACACAGAGGTGCTGCATATAGTAGGTGAGATGCTGACTGATGACACTTTCGAAACCAGAGATAGGCTTAATGCTATGTTTAGAGGGCGGAAGCTCTACGGTAGTTTTGACGCTACAGGGTCCAAGAAGACCACTAACGCGTCGAGATCAGACTTAGACATCCTCTCTGAGGCTGGTGTGTCGTTGATGATGGGGGAGTCTAACCCTCACATGATGGATTCGATTCTGAGCGTTAATAGTGCGTTTAAGAGACAAGAGTTAGCTATTAACACGGATACATGCCCAGCATTGACTAGCGCACTAGAGCAGCTAGCATACGATGAGGTGACAGGCAAGCCGGAGAAGTTTAGTGGTCCAGGTACCATAGACGATTATACTGATGCGCTGCGTTACTTAGTATGGGCGGTGAAACCGTTAACCAAGGTAACATTTAGCAACTATAATATCTTGGGGCGCCAAAAAAGATACTAAGTTTCAGGTTGCCTTAATCCCTTTTGCGTTATAATATAGAAAAACATTAGGAGCACACATGCCGCAGACACCACCAGATACGACAACAACTAAGAAGATAGAGTGCAAAGGTAGTTTCCAAAGATTACCTCTCGATGCGTTTAAACTAGATCCAGAAAAGCGATACAGCGACCTATACATACTACGAAAAGGCCTCTGGCAAAAATTTGGGGGCGTCCTTGATGAGGAAGGTAATCCAGTCTGGGATGAAGAAAAAGAGCAATGGGTTACATCAAGCGACGATGACAAAGAGCCTGAGCCTAAGGCCGAAGAGTAAGACATGACATATGACGATATACCACTACACAGGGACTATATAGCGTTTCAGTCTCGGTGGTTACAGCTTAAACACTGTTTAGAGGGTGAAGAGGCTGTGAAGGCTGAGAGGGAGACATACCTACCGTATCCTGTTAGGGTGGATGATGAAGACAAAACAAGCAAAGAGTATCAGGCGATGTACGAGCTCTTTTTACAAGGCGCACATTTCGTCGAGTTTACCGCCGAGGCTGTAGAAGATTTGGTTTCATCGGCGTTTAGACGCCCATTGGAGATTAAGAAAGACGCTGAAGTAATTACCGAGATTGAGGAGCTTGACTATATAGATTTCTCTGATGTGGGTAAAGAGGTTGTAAGTAATGTTGGCGCGTATGGGCGGGTGTTTCTGCTTGTTGATTATCCTTCGGTGGAGACAGTACCAAACATGATAGAGGATAAAGATAACAAAGCATATATCACGCTCTATACACCATTAGATGTGCTTAACTGGAGAGAGACTAAGCGTTCAGGCAAGGTCGAGCTTGTTAGAGTTGTACTGCGCGAGA